TCCGCTCATCATCGCAGAGTAAGAGGACGCGGAAAGCTGTAAGGAAGAAACAACCAGCTCAACATTAGACATAGTATAAGAAACTGGATATGATGTTCTTCGGGCGATTCTAAAAGTGCCGTCATCTGCAACTCTGTCGGGGCGTCCCGTATCAATTGTCGTGGAGTACATTACCCACTTGCCTTTCTCAATTTTGGCGCTGTCCGTTGCGCTATTCTGCGCTTCGGCGTATGATACTTTAATGTAATTATTTTGCGTTGTATCTCTTTTGATTTCAGTAATGATTAAATTAGATTCATTACCCGTTGCAACATCTTCTAAATTAGCGATGTCCGTCTCATCATCAATATTGGCCAAATTAAAAGATTCTCCCACCACAAAAGGAAAGTTCTCAACTGATACATTATTGTTAGAAAAATCAACCCATAGAGCAGTATTTTTGTCGGTTGCTCCATTCTTATCCCAATCAACAAGTCCCCCGCCCTTATCAATACCAGCGAAACGAGGATTGAGAGGAAGGCGACGATTACGATTTACGCTGTCTAACTGCTTAACAGAGCGCTCGGCGAGTTCAGTATCAATTTCGATATATAATCCCCCGCAGACTTCATTCGGGAAGGCCTTCATCGAATCCGCAAAAATGCCCGTATGTAATGGGATAGAGCATTTCGCGGTTAAAACTTTTGATGAATCATACGCCGTACTATAATCCGCCGTCTGTCCTTGGAAATATGGCGATGTCTTTGTATCAACTAAATATGATGTACTCGTCCCAATAGTCCCGCGATTTGCTGGCGTATCCATCTGCGCCCCTTCTTTCATCGCTCGCATCTTTCTCATCGATTCATCAGTATCATATGAATATTCTAATGATACTTTTGCATTATAATCTACCAGCTCCTCCAAAAGTACTCGCCCGCCTTTATTTGAATATATACGAATATTTTTCAGTAAAACAGATCCTCCAATATGGGGGTCTAATGTTAGGCGAGTTGGAGCGCCAGCGGGCAATCCAAGTTTAACATCGAAATTAAGATAAGATTTTCGCCCGTCAAACATTTTAATATTTGGCGGGATTGTAATATCTATGCGCTGGCCAGCTCCATAGGATAGGCCATTCGCCGAAGGAATGGAAATAGCCGTTTGTTTAACACTTTCAAGTTCATCATTTCTCCAATAAGACATATTTTATAATAATAGTAATATAAAAAATATACTTAATAAAAAATAAAAAAAAAATAAATAAATTATTCTGTTCGCCCCGTTGCTAATCCTCCCGACTGGCTAATCGATTCTTGATTTGTAATTGATTCTGTTTGACTCTGTTCTGTATCTTGCGCCGTTGCGTCTTCTTTTGAAGCATCAACACCATCCCCGACCGCACCCAATACATCACTTAAAACGCCCGATTCTGCGCCGATTAATTCTAACGGAGCAAACATAGGATCAACCAAAGATAATGCAGTTAAACCCGATCCAACTATATCGCTTAAATTAGCTCCTTGTTTAGCCCAATTATCTCCCGCAATCCCCCCTTGCTTTATATCCTTAAATAAATCTTCACCGCCAACAGCTAAACCACCAAGAGCGCCCCCGACCCTTGAAATCCTTGCCCCCGCCTCTTCACTTAATCCCATACCCTTTGAAACTAATTTGCCCGCTGTGTCGGGTTTCATATATTTAGATGAATTATTCGAAATCGCAGATTTTAAACCTTCAACACTCTTACCCGTTTTAAAAATATCACTTGCGCCTTGAATATAATCCGCAGTTTGATTTTGTTTGATTTGCTGATTATATGCGTCTGCTACTGCGTTGTTGTTTGTTCTTTCGCTCTGTTTTAAGGATTGTACTGATTGCGCCATACTATTTGCTTGATTAACTCCGCCATCACTCGAATACATTTTATATTAATTAGTAATATAAAAAAAATAGAAAAATATTTATTAAAAAAAAATATCTTATTAATTAAAATGACTTACAAACAAGATTTTAATCGAAAACATAAAATAAAGCCATTATCTAAATCTCATTCATTAAAAGAAATTAGCGATTTATCGGGTTATGAATTAAAGGGATTAAAAACTATATTCGAAAAGGGGCAAGGCGCTTTCTTTTCTAATCCGCAATCAGTACGGCCACAGATAAAAGCATTAGGCAAAGGCGGTGCGGATGCTTGGGCATATGCCCGAGTTTATGCATCAATCAATCCAAAATCAAAAGCTTATAAAATTGATAAAGTTCATTTAAAAAAGAAAAAGAAAAAATAATTATTCTTGTATTATTTTGGATGCGGTTTCATATATTTCTAAATCTTTCTCAATACCAATAAAGCCTCTTTTTAATTCTTTTGCGGATAATCCCAATTGACCCATTCCCATAAAACAATCTAAAATTATATCATCCTCATCGCTAAACAATTCGATTACTAAATCGCATAATTCTTTTGAAAATCCCGAATGTCCCCAATTTTTAGATCCTCCGCAAGTTTTTTTCAAACTATTTTTATTTCTTTTAAAAGGGATTTTCCAAACATTCCCGATATTTTTTGTAATAAATATATCATTATCTTTGATTCTTTCTTTATGAATATTTATATTATTATTATGTTTTCTCAATAAAAAAATGTATTCTGTTTGATTTGTTAAATGTCTGTTTGTATTTGCTGGCTGTCTATTATGTACAAACCAAATTATCGTATCGCATAATTTCCAGTTTTTTAAAGCTATATTTAAAAGTTCAAAAGCCTTTATTGTTGTTTCGCTATCATTCGCAATATTCAATAAAAAATATCCGTCGTCTTTTAATACTCTTTTTAAATCTTTTATCCATATTTCGCACCAATCTAAATATTGCTTATAACTATTAAAATAGCTTTCATACGCAAAACCTTTCCAATATGGAGGAGATGTAAAAATTACTTCTACGCTTTCATCATCTATTAATTTTAATTTTTCTATACAATCCCCATTATGTAATTCCATTTATATATATATTAATATATTTTATTTTTATTTGTTAAACGCAATTATTATTTTTTGATTTGTAATTCAGTTTCGAAATTATGAAACATCTGCGGAGGATTAGTCAATTTCATATATGCGAAATCATATTTGTTGGGCGTTGCTTCCCTATACATTCTCATCCAATTCTCCGCTGATTCAAACTCGTCTCCAAACTCCTCCGCAACTGCTTTTAAATCCTTCATATTTGGATAGGGACTTCCTACAATTAAATCTGTTATATTTGCCCTCACAACTGGCGATAGGGCGGATCTAAACTTTTGGCTCGCAATCATTAATAATTTAACTGAAAAGTGCCTCGATTTTACTACAAGCCTATCAATCTCTTTATCCATAAGTCCCGCGCAATCATCGAGAAAAATTGCAATCTCGGGAGCATCGTCGCCCGCTTCTATTTGATTCTCAATAATTCCGTTTATAATCTCGGGATGATATGTGTCGAATGTTGTAAAATGTTTTTTTAAATGGCGGGATGTTTTATCCATATTTATTGTTGGGCTAATTATGAATATCTCATCGAAAGCAGTTCCGTTGGGTTTTGTTGGGTCTCCAAAAAAATCACTATTCAAAAAAATATTGCTCGCGATTGTACTTTTTCCCGTATTTCTTGGACTTAATAAAACCATTACAGCTCCCTTGCCTTTTACACCTAAACCGACATCGGGCAAATTGGGATGTTGTTTTCTTGCTTTCTGTTCATCTTCATCTTTAATAGCATATATTTTTGGCGCTCTATCCATTATTTATATTTATATAATATATAAAATATTTTAAAATAAAAACATAAAAAAAGATTAATTTAAAATCCAGCATATCCCGAATTGAATTGATTATTTGGGCGCATCGCTCTTATTATCTTTTTTCTTACTTCTTCCTCGTGGGCTTTTTGTTCTAAATCTATTTTCTTTTTTGCCTTTCGATCTTTTCTTAATGCTTCATATTTAATAATTGCGTCTAATTGTGCCTTTTCTAAATCTGCTTTTGTTATTGTTGGTTCTTTTATAACTTCTTTAATAACTTCTCTAATTTGAGGTTTTGGCTCTTCTTTAAAAACAACTTTCGGCTTGGGTTCATCTTCTACTTCTTTCCTTAATTTTTCTAAATCTTTCTTTCTTTTTAATTTAATCAATTCTTTCTCTTGTTTATCCATATCTTTTGCTTGTTTCCTTTCTTCTGCTTTTGCCTTCCTTACAATCTGCGCCTTCTCCCGTGCTAATTTTAATTTTTCTTTATGGGCTTCGCTCATCGGTTTTCGTGCTTTCTTACCTTTTGCAACGGGCTTCGGTTTTGCTTCGAATATTTCATCCTCTATAATTGGATCTTTATCAGCTTCGGGGATGTATGTACTTTGTTTAATTTCTTCTTGTAATTGTTCATCTTCATCTTCATCATCATAAATAAATTGGGGATTTTCTTCGCCAGTTGTTTCATCGATTTCTAAACTTTCATCAATATTTAATTTAACTTTTGGGATGAAATCCATTTTATTCTTATATTAATAGAAAACATTTAAATTGATTTCTAAAAATAATAAAAAAATATTAAAACTTTTCTAAAAATATATTAATCTAAATGTTTTTATTAGTTTCATAATTTCTCAAAAGCGGTCGAGGATAAAAAGTCAATTTCAAACCAGTTCGGCAAAATCTCAAACAGCTTTTAAAACCCGATTCTATCCTCGACCACTTTTGATTTATTATGCTACTTTTATTTAATCTCTTGATTTTCTTAAATGTAATACAACTATCGATTTACCCGATAAGCAGTCGGCATAAGTTTCATTATCATAAACTAAATCAATATCAATTGTATTCATAAATAGCTCATTTGGGTTATTTAATTTAATATATACTAATTGGTGGGGCTCGAAATACAACCCGCCGACCTCATTACCCGCCGAATCAAATCTCGGCAAATGTCCTATGATCTTCGAGTATGCATTACCCAATTGAGCATTAATAGAGTTTTGAGTAAAATTGTTTAATCTAACAAATAAAGATTTTGGAGAAAATAAAATCGGCGCGTTTGTGCTTTGTAATTCAGTCGCTCCATCAGTCGCGTCAAATGTCCCCGTCGCTAATGATCTCCCCTTAAATCCAAAACTAAATTGCGAATTACAAGTCGCAGTATATTCAACCCCATACTCTCTATTTGGCGCAAGGATTAAAGAGACTTGCCCGTCCTTCAAAAATCCGCCAGTTGTACCGCCAGCATTATAGGGTTCTGCTAATGTATAAGTGAAGGGCGCAGTGCCCAAAGTTGGATTAAAATCATTATGTTTTCTATTCTCAACGGGCTTGCCCCATTTTACATATTTCGATGTATCAGTTAATCGAGCAACCCAATCTAAATCGGGATTTTTTGGATCAAATGATATAGGGATGTTTGCGTATGTATGTCTTTTTTCAATTATGATTTCAGTATTAATTTTTTCAATAAAGATTTGAGGATATAAAAAGTTTTGTAAGCAAGAGCGAGGATAAAACATATTGCGCTTATCTCCCTTTGTTGTATCAACTAAAATATCAAATGCTCCACCTTTACCAATTTCGCAAATTACCGCATTACCGCTGACCCTCCATCTTAAATCCGTATAGCCCGTTGGATTAGCTGATAAATCATATATACCGCCTTTGAATGTTGGATTGGCCGAATGATAATAAATTACTTCTTTCATAATTAATTTATCTTTACTTTTAGCATTTGTATTGACGCAAGATTGAAATAATTTTAATTTGCCTTGTTGATCCCTAATTGCAACAAAATCAAAAAAAGCGCGTTGAAATGGAGAAAAACCCCCATCATTTTTAGGGGAATAATACGGAGGACATCGTATTAGAATATCGCCAGTAGTCGGGGAAATCATTGGATTATCTAAATTGTATCGAGTTAAACCGCAAGCCCATTTACCTTTATCCACACCAACGGCCGAAGCTATATTATAATTAAGAGTTGGGAAATTGAGATCTCCGCCGAGTATCATAGGATAATCGGGAAATACGGCGCAACAACCTTGCGGGGATGATTGATCTATTTCGGGAGGGGTGGATGCAACTCTTTTGAAATTACCGCCCGCATAAGTAAATCGAGATGTAGGAAATACAGATTGAGCGACAGCGTCAGCGGGGATTAAGTTCTCGGGTTCTGCGTCTTGTTCGAAATCAAACTCAAAACCCTCAAATGCTCCCGTAGTAGCATTAGTCAAAGGCACAACATCAACGGCGGGTTTATCTGTTGTAAAAAAAGACGGGTTCATAATATTATTTCGCATAGCTGTTTGAATATCTTTCGCAAACTCATCCGTAGTTCTTTCAACAACTCCCGACCGAATTACTGAATCAACGACGGGATGATTAACGCCTTCATCAAGACGCAAATCATCGCTTAATGGCTTACCAACAAAAATACCAAAATTGCTGTTATTTTGTCCAATAGATAATAGGCCATTTTTATTAATTTTAACAGATTGCACGGCAACCTCACTATTGGGTGGGATCTTCATAGTATTCGATAATCTGTTCGACCACGAGTACGGGCGATGGATTTCGCTTGTATCGGGTCTATCATTTAAATTAACATTTGAAGCGATTATTAAACTCATATTTATAATATATAAATATAAAAAAATAATTTATAAGATAAAAAAAAAATATTTAATATATTATAAAATGGCGTATTATAATAAAAAATCAACCCAAGGCAAATGCTCGACAACTTCAAATAATAAAAATGGATGTAGTTTTAATGTAATGGATGCTAATAAACCCGAAAAAATAAAACCCGAAAAGATATTTGAAGGCTATAAATCCTCAAATACGCATAGAAAAAAAACTAATAATAAAAGATTAAAAAAAAAGAAAAATTAATAATATTTAAAATATTATAAATGTATATCAATTGCGGATGTTTTAAAATATGTTTTTGGATATGGATAAGAAAAAAAAAGAAGAAGAAACGGAGGCGCAAATGATTTATTCATCATCACTATCATCATCACTATCACTATCGCAAATACATCCTTCATCATCATCATCATAAGTATAATTATATTCTTGTAATTCATTCCATTTAGCTCTTGCGTCTTCGATTGCTGGGAGGATTATGTATGTTGGACGAGATCCCGATTTTACCCTTGGCCTAATCTCATCATATAAATCATCAAGACAATTTTTTTTTAATTCTCGATAAAATGAATTAGATGCAAACTTTCTCGCGTCGCTTCCTTCCTTTTCATATATCTTAAAAAAATATTCTTTCTTATAGGCAACATATTTCTTGCCGTCTTTCTTTTTAATTCTTACAGCATTCTCATAAGTATTATATGATTTTTCATTCCAATCGATAAATATATCATTACCATTATCATCTTTATCATCCCAGCCCGCTTGATGTAATATCTTACTATACCAAACTTTTACGGAGTTATGATTTCTCTCAACTTGTTCTTGGAGTAATTTAGTCTTCTCAAACTTACGAGGATTGAAATCGCTAATATCCCGATTATATAATATTTTTGCAAAAGCTTCACAAGGGCAATCATCGACTTTTTTGAAATATTCATCGCTTTCTTTTGTTGTTCTTCCCGCCTTCGCGTTATTAAGTTCTAAACAATAATGCCTTCTATCATCTTCCGTACAACCCGCAAACCAATCATTATTAGTTGTAATAATATAATTCGCAAAATCGTCGATTACATAATTCTCTTTATTTTTCTTATTGATTGTTTGTGTTCCTTCTGTAATTTTATTTTTGATAATGCCTTCCATTTTCTTATCTCCACCCCAAAAAGCCTCATCGAGATTAACAACAACCTTGCCCTCCAATTGTCCATTAAAATCGCCGAATAAGAAATTGGCGTTGCTGTTTTGTGCATAATGATTATGGCCGATAATATGCTCTAATTTTTTGAGGACGATGCCCTTGCCTCCTCCTTGTTTAGACCTTAATGCTAATAGTACGCCCGATTTTTTATGAGGCTTTTGAATGTAATGAGCAAATAGATTCATTACATAATTATATTTCTTTTCATCTCCATCGCACCAAATATTTAGGATATGATCGCAAAGAAATTGAGCCTCTGTTTCATCAAACTCATCAGCCATCGATTTAGAAATATTAAATCCATTCCATAAATTAAAAATGTCGGGATTTTCTTTGTCTAATGGATCAAAACCAATCGCGCGGACTTCCTTGCGGTTAATCCATTCGCACCAAACCTCAAACGGATCTATTTCCCTTTGAGTTTCTTTTATTTTTCCCTTTTCGTCTCTTATCTTATAACTATGAATAAACTTTTCTTTTTTGAATTGTTCTTTTGTTTTTGTATGGACTTTTAAATACCAGCAATCAACATAAATATTGCTTTCATCTTCTTTATGGACTAATTTTTTATCTTTGATAATATATTCGCCCGTTTCTTTTACATAAATAATCCTTTGATTAATCTCTTCCATCATTTTAATTTGAGCAACTGCCCAGCCGTCATCTTCCTCACCTTCGATGAAAGACATAAAAACATCTTTTAATGTCTTCGCATTATTGCTCCTCTGTTTTCTTTGAAGGTCTTTAAGAAAAGTATATCCAAGTTTATTGCCCGTATGATTTGGGGCGCAATCTTTAAAGTTTTTCCATTTCTCATCGACATTTCTTTTAGTTGTATCATTAATAAATCCGTCATATTTTTCGCTAAATTGTTCATAGAGAGCTTTGCCGAGGGCGGAGCAATCTGTAATATTCGATAAAGCTAATCCAACTTTTAGCCAAGTATCATAATCATAATTATCTTGTACTGATATATCTTTAATAATATCATTTAATTCATTTAAATCAACTTTTTTCTTAATGGGTTCAATTGGCTTAAACTCAATAACATCTTCAACTTCATCAATAACATCTTTAATTTCATCTTCATCTCCGTCGCTCGATGGCGGAGAAACTGGCGGGGATGATTCTGTTGGGATCTCAAAGAAATCTTTATTTGTAATATTGTTTGATTGAATGATATGCATTTCGGGTTTATCTTTAAAAGTATCGGGGATTTTAGTTCTCGGGTCATTTGGCTTATTCGAGTACAGACATCTCATATTTCCGTTGTCTCGATAAACTGCTTTATCGATTACTCCATCATATAATTTATTTTTTTCATTAAACTTTTTTAAATCGGGGATTAAACATTCATAATTATTAATAATAAAATGAAAGCTGATTGCGTGGCCTTTAATTATTTTTGAAACTTTATTTTTAGTTTTTTTCTTATTTTTTTCTCCGTGGCTTGATGAAATAGCAATCTCGCCTTTTGGATAATAATGACTTAATAAATCAATATATTTTTGTTTAACTTCTTCGATTTGATTTTTCCATTCATCTCCCTCTCCTTCGATATACATATCAATATCATAAAAGGGTTTTACTTTGTCCTTGTGATTAGTCCATTCAAAATAATACTTGAAGGATGAATCAACAGAAATAATTTTATCTAAACCTTTTTTATCTGTTATTTTAATTGGGTCAATCTTAACATTAAAATCATTTTGACCTTTAAAATCTTTGAAGTTCATATTTATATTATTAAGATTGATTTTATTTTCAGCGCTCATATTATTATTAATTATATTTCTCGAATTGTTTTTAAATACTTTTTCTATCCCCATTTATATTATAAGCATATATTTTTTTTTTGGCGAATTAAACGCATTTTTAAAATATCTTAATATAATATAAATATAAAATGCCCCTCGATAAAAAAGGCAATCCAATACTTTATAAACCTTGGATAAATAAAACTAAATCAAAACATAAATATTTTGTTTATGTTAAAGCTGATAATAAAAAAGGCTTTAAAAAAATAGGATTCGGCCATAAAGATTATCAACATTTCAAAGATAAGATTGGATATTATAAAAGATTAGATCACGGCGACACAGACCGCAGAAATAGATATAGAGCAAGGTCATCAAAAATAAAAGATAAAAATGGTAATTATACTTATACTGATAAAAATACATCGAATTATTGGGCTTATAAAACATTATGGTAAATCTATTTCGGGTTCGGGTTCGGGTTCTGCGTTTTCTTTCTTTTTCTTTAATTCTTCTTTATCTTCTTTTTTTAATTTTTTTTCATCTTTCTTTTCATCTATTTTTTGTCTTAATGTTTTCATTTCTTCCTCTGTTGGTGGCCTTCTTTCGCATCTAAATAAATAGCATAAATTAACCTTGCAGTGGCATTTCGACATCCATATTACTTGAAGTAATCCAGCGACAGCGCCCAATACTAATACAACAGCGCCCGCCAATTGATCTACGCTGTAATCTTGTAATGTTCCTTCATTTGAATCGCTCATATTTATTATATATATTATATTTTTATTTTTTTCTCAAATCAATAATTATATTTTTTATATTATATATGTTATAAATATGGATGCGAATAAACCCCCAATTGTTAAAGTGGCCGAAGATATTGGCGTACTTACAAAAGAAATAAAATTAATTCGTAAAGATTTATCGTATATCAAAATTAAAATTGATTCTTTAATCAAAGAGAAAGAAAAAAAAAATATCGAAGAAATAAAAACTAATCAAGATGGCTGGTTTTTATGGTAATCTTAAAAGTGGTCGAGGATAAAATCCAAAAAAAAAAGGAGTTTCATAATTTCTCAAACAGCTTTAAAAATCCAAATCTATCCTCGACCGCTTTATTTTTTCTATCATTATTTTTTATTTAATGATTATTTTTATAATATATGTATTATATATAAAAATGTCGTCAAAATATTTACAGATAAGGCCGAATAATGTCCCAGCAGACGGGATCATTCAGTTCGAAGGTATTCCAGTTTTAAGTTTCTCAATTGGCTCGCAAAATGCGATGCTTAATCCCGCTTCTATTCGAATTGCGGGCAAGTTAAATATATGGGCTAATCGTGGGGCGTCTCGTTCGGCGTTAGTGCATCCATCTTCGGCCACCGCTCCCGAATGTATGGCCAGCGAAAAGCTGGGGATTTACGGAGCATTCTCCCAAGTTGTTTGGCGTAATTCTAAATCGAAACAAGTTTGCGAGCATATCCGCCATTATTCCCGCTTTATGTCTTCATATCTCCCCGTTATGAGTTCCTCCCAAGATTCTCATTCTCATTTGAGTACAACGGCGCTCATCAATCCATCTGCCGAATCTTTCCGCGTTGGTGTTGTCCGTGCTAATTCATATAATTCTTTTTGCTGTCCGTTGCCTACGGGTATGACCCTTGGAGGCGAGCAACTATTTTTAGGAGAGTCGGGATTTGGGGGACTGGATTGCGAAGTCCATTTAGCACCCCCGCAACAATTTTTTTATAGTAGCGACGGCACAGCTACGGCGATTGCTGATTGCTTTTATGAATTAGAGGATGTCGCTATTTTCTGCGAGGTTTATATTCCTCCTATGGATGAATTATCTAAACTAATGAAAAAGACAACGGGAGCATTTAATTTCAATTCGATTTCATCTTATATGACTACGCTTGAAAGCACTAATTCAATCATCAATTTTCAACTGGGTCTTAAAAGAGTTATATCGGCATTCGTCAATTTTGTTCCTTCTTCATTTATTAATAATTTAGCCCAAAATGGATATTTGACTTATTTCCCAGCCAAAGCGGATGGTTCGCTTGTAGCGGTCGAAGATATTGCATTCCTCAAAAATGGTGAGCGTTTCCCGTATGAGTATGTTGTTGATGCTAATATCAAAAATGATCCCAAGGTCAAAGTGGTTGATCCGCAGATTATCAAGGAGTTTGCTTCGGCAATTATTCCCGAGGATAGACATACGCGTACATCTATATCGCCCGTAAATACAAATCGATTTTTTACAGCTAAAAACGGCAAGGGCGCAGAAGCAACGCCAACGGATTACAATAAAGTCCCCGAAGGTGGCCCCGTATATGGTGTCGGTGTTCTTTATGATATGCTCGATAGTGATGGCGTCGATTTTAGTACGGATGCACTAACTATCCAAATGAATACTTCGCTCGATGATGCTAATCCTAATTCGGCATATCTATTTGTAAAATCGAAACAGACTCTCGCATTCTCGCCCGATGGTGTTTCAGTTGTATCGTAATTTTTTCTATTCTAAAAATTAATTTATTTTTTTTTAATACTTTTTTTTATGTTTATATTTAATATAAAATATGAGCTATAACGGAGACCCCAAAACTGCCCCGCTTGATGTGAGCGAGGATGTCGTTGCTGACCTTACTCGCCCCTCTCAATTAACTTCGAATTATTCCCAGCGTATTAGTACTGATATACGCGAGCCCGTTGTTTTCAGCCAAGATTTCTGCCGTTTTTCATTAGACAGAAAAGGATTCTTATCCCATCATTCAAAAATTGCTTTTTCAGTCAAACCCGCTGATGGTAAATCATCCGCTTTTTTCCCTATTGGTTTAGGTGTTAATTCCTTGATTGATAGAGTTGTTTTAAAGGTGGGCAATCGCACTATTGCGGAGACGCAAGAGTTCGCGATGCTCCAAGCCTATCGATCTATCTTCAAGACTAATGAAGAAAACAGAGAGCGCGAGCAATTTATGACCCAAAGGCTTATCAATCATAGAGCCGTTTATGAAGATGATCCCGCTAATTTTGATACAAGCACGGACGCGCCTACAATTGGATTAGATTTTGGACGGGCATACAAAGGGAGCGATATGAGTCTTCTTCCATTCGCTCGAATGGATGGGACGAATGCAACTACAAAAGCAGAAAGCCCCGTTTATTCTATCTATCTTGGGGACTTATTTGATATATTTTCCAATCAAGATCTCCCATTATTTATGATGGATGATGAAGTCCATATCGAGCTTCATTTTACTCCCTTGACGAGTGATAAGCGCGTAAGCGTAAATAATGATGATGTTGCTGGTGGTGAGTTTGAGATAGATCAAAGCGAGACGCGTATGATTTATGATACTATTTATTATGATGGCGACGCTATGGAGAGTTTTAGAAAAAAGGCAGATTCGAAAGGTGGGATGACTTTTGAATATACTGATTATAGATTAACCCGTCGCACCGATACAAAGGCGGATGCTTTTAAAGATATTACGCAGTCCCTCGGCGGTGCTGGTCGTTTCGTTGATAAGGTAATTATTCGAATTGGTAATGATTTAGAGGATAAATCAAAAACTCTATTAAATAGTCAGTACAGCCAATCCCCGCCAGCTGGGACGGAGCGTACTATTAATTTAAGATATAATGATAGATTTGATTTCCCAATTGATCGCAGTAATTCCGCCCTCCTATTTAGCACTATGAGAGAAGCCGAGGGAGATACTCCATTTATTACTCGCCAAGAGTACGGCAGAGAAGAGGCGAATGTTTTATCTGTTCGCACATTAGAAAAGCATCAAGTCCGCGGTAATCTTGGAGGCAATTTTAACTGGCTCGCACTCCGCCCCAATCGTGAAGAGCGCATTAATAATCAAGGTATAGATTTAATTTATAAAAATCCTATGCCGACTGAATCCCTAACTTTAATGTGTTGGATTGGTCTGCGCAAGATTGCAACTCTTAAAGATGGCCATTTCGATTGCTATTTCGCATAAATTATTAATCTTTAATTATTTAACTTTTTTTTTTTATTTTAATATAAAAATATTAATCTATTATTATATTATAAATATGTCGTTAGATACAGATAATCCAAAAGAAGCAATTGCCGAAGCTCGTCCAAATCTTAAAGAAAATACAATCAAACAATATGAATCAAACCTTAATAAATTAAAAAAGATGTTTGAAACTGATGACTGGGATTTTTTAAAAAATCCCGAAGAAGTGAAAGATAAAATTAGTCATTTACATTTTACAAGCCAGCGCAATCATTACAACGCAATTATAGTTTTATTGATGGCTCTTAATGATAAAAAAAAATATGATGTTCTTATCGAAGATTATGGAGAAATGCGGGATGAATTAAATGATGAATATAATAAACAACAATCAAGCGGAGTTATAAGTGATAAGCAATCTAAAAACTTCGCAACTATGGATGAGATTAATGAAATGATTAACAAAATGGGAGATGAATTGAAATCGATGAAATTAAGAAAAAAAGAAACATTAACATCCAAAGAAAAAGCATTATTACAAGTATTTACATTATTTAATTTATATTCAAAAATGCCTCTTCGTAATGATGTTGCTGGTATGGAGACTATTCGAAAAGCAAAATATAATAAATTATCAGCAGAAGAAAAGAAATCTAAAAATTGGCTATTAATCGAAAAAAATAAATTGAGTTTTATTTTGAATAATTATAAATCAAATAAAACTTATGGACAAAAAAATATTGAAATAGAAGATAAAGATTTAAAACGCCTTTTGAGATATTACATTAAAATTAATGGCGAAGGAGTATTATTTAAATCGAGCACGGGCAAACCTCTAACCCGTAATGCATTAAGTCAATTATTATTGAAATGGTCAAAAAAGTATATGAATAAATCGATTAGTACAACCCTTTTACGCAAGATCTATTTATCCTCAAAATACGCAGATGTAAAGGAGGAGATGGAGGCGGACGCAAATATGATGGGCAATAGCGTTGGAGTTCAGCAATCCGTTTATGTTAAGAAAGCCAAGGATGAATAATTATTTTAGTCTTAATTTATTTGCTTCATCCCATAATGATCTTAATATTTTTTTAGTCATTTTTTCTGCTCTTTCGGTTTCTTGTCCGTATTCTACAACTAATTTGTCGTCATCATATTTTTTGTTTAATGTAAAAGCTTGTTCGTCTCTTAATTTTCTCCAATTATCCTCAATTTGTTTTTCCATTTTGTCCTTATCTAATTTTCCGCTCAATCTCTTTTTTTGGAGTTCGATAATCATTTCTACAATTTTCCTCTGCTGTGATAAAACAAACTTAAATGCTGGCCTTTTAATAAAATCCGCATCATTTACTTTGGCTGATGCTAATGCTTTCTTTTCTTTGCTTTCTTTTATTTCTTTCTTTTTCTGTTGAATAAAACTTAATTGTTCCTCATCTATTTCGAATTGTTTTTTTTCCTTTTTCGGTGCTTCCTTTTTTTCCTTTGGTAAAGGCTTCGGGGCTGGTGCTTTTTTATTCGGTTGCGCTGGCTTCTTAATTTTGATTCCTTTTGATGGTTTAGATACGGCGGGCGCTTTTGGTATAACTTGTTTTAAAAATGCTTTTTGTCCGTCTTTCTTCTGTTTGGCTTGCTGGCGTTTCTTCTTCTGTTCTTCTGTTAATGGTTTAGCTTTTGTTAATTCTTGCGCCTTCTTTAATCCAATAGTTTTTTTCCTCTGCATTTCTACTCGTGGGACTAATGATTGCTTTGTATGATCTACTTTATATCCATTTTTTTCAACTAATTTTATAATATCATCCCTTTTGCTTCCTTTTGGTATTTTAATAGATACAAGAATATTATGAGCGCGTACAAGCTTCCTAATTTCTGCTGTCGTTAATTCTCCTTTTAGTTTCCCCGATTTGTAAGGCATATTTATAATAATATATACATAAAAAATTATGCGTTAAAATATTAAAAAAAATATATTATATATATTATAATAATGATAATTCATAAGACGCATTCAAAAAAAGATATGATTGATTTATTTAGTCAATTTGATATTGAGTTAAATAAAAAATTAAACAAAAATGATTTAATTAAAGAAGTAAAAGAAAAATTAAAAGAAGATATTAATTTCAAATCTAATGATTATGAAATAAAAGATTTAAGCCAATTAATAAATCATTTAGAAAAAGAAAATAAAGAAGGCAAAATCGATTCATTAGAAAAGGATATTGTAATGGATAAAGCTAAAAACATTATTCATTTCGCAAAATGCTCTTATAATATAGAAGCATCAAAATATAATAGTATCGAAGAAATATTTAGCGATTGTATATATATCAGTAAGTACGGATTTATCCCATCTGTTCGCCGTGCTTGTCGATTGCATAATGAATGCGTATATAAGATTGATCATATCAATCCATCACTCCCTTTGAAAACTCAAAGAAAAATAGCAGAAAATAAAAAGAGGACGCGGACATATTATAATAATGTTAAGATTACGCAAGGTAAGTTTATAATTACATTTGATTAAGTGGTCGAGGATAAATATTCAATTTCAAAGCTGTTTCATAATTTCTCAAACTGGTTTCAAAATCAATTTTTATCCTCGACCGCTTTTAATTGATTCCCTTCGCCATCCCATCCATCAAAATTATCTCTTGCGAATAGTTCTATCCTCTTAATATCTCCGCATAATTCAACAATTTTATCTCTAACTATATCGGGCTTTTTGCTATGTTCTTGGATGGGAGTTTCTATTACTGAATGAATTGAATGACTGACCGCTTTTGGATTTCCTTTTGTTGCAATTAAACAATATTCGGGATTGCTTCTCGTCCAAGAACCCATACCCCAAAAATTAGTATCGGTTGCTTTTTTATTCTTTTTAATCCAAGTAAAAGCAATAGTTTTATAATCAAAACCCCACGCTTTAATTGTATATAATGCTTCGGGTATTAATGGTGCTGTCGCCCATAAAAATAAAACGCAATCCTTATCTGTTTCGGGTAATTTAAAATCATATATGTCTATCATTCTCATAGCATTATAAGGTTGTCCGTTTTTATTTCGACTGGGTATTTTATTACTTGTAGCCGTATAATTCCAAGGGGGGTCAGCATAAATTATTTTATAACTCATCTATAATAATGTTTATATTATTTTTATTTAATATAAACGCAAAAATAAAATATATGTAATATTAAAATGGATAATATAAGTTTTGAAGAAATCATAAGTACATTAGCAAAATGCGGGAGAGCAGATTTGATTGCAGAGATGAATGAAGTAAAAACAAAAATAATAGATGAAGACTATAAGCCTCCAATAAGAATGCGGGCAGATTCATTAAGCGATACAGAAGGGAGCGCAGATGAAGAAGATATTGAAATTAATATCGATGATAATGGATTTTATTCATTAAAATAACTATTAATCTAATATTATGTCTATAATAATCATTAAATATGGTAATTAATCTATTATTATGTCTATTTTAGCACTTAAAGAAACATTAATTTTAAAATTAATTACTCTTTAAACCCTATTTATAGCATAAAACAAGATTAAAGGGCATAATATATCAATAAAAGATGTAAAATAATGGATTAATACTTAAATAAACATTTAATATATATATATAAATAGAAAAAAATGATTAATCAAGGTTCGAAAGGTTCATTAAGTTTATTTTATAAAGATTTATTAATTGGATCTTATCCATTAACAAAAAAAAAAGATTATGATAGATATAAATATCAAGGCGAGTACTTAATATTAAAAACGATGAATGAAAATAAAAATATGAGTATTAAAAAACAGATTTTATTTTATAAATATTTTATTAATAAAATATATGAAAGAAAAAAAGAAAACTTAAATATATGGCGTAGCGATTATGAATTATTTTTATCTTGTATGTTTGCATTAATTAAATTAAATGTATTAGATGAAGATGATTCGATTTTTATAATGCCTAAAAAGAAAAAGAAGATAAAGGCTTAATATCTTCTGTCTTAATATGTATTAAATCCGTTCTCTCATCTTTTCCTCGATCTGTTCTTCCGCTAAATTGAATTGTATAATCGCTCGAATCTAATTCCCAATAATAAACTCCATCTAAACATCTAAACAAAAAAAATATTCTTAAAGATGGATTAGCTTCTTTTAATTCTCTCCCTTTTATTAATTTATTTTTTCCAAACATTAAAGTTGAATATTGATTATGATTTATTCTTCTTGTTTTTAATTCTAAATATACTTTATCATTATATTTATCAAACTCATAATATTTTCCCATTTCTTCATTTTCTTCTGTTCTTAATAATTCCCCAAAATAAGATTCTAAATATTGATGTATTTCTTCCTCACTTTTAAATCCATATCTTAAATCGATTTCTTTTTGAGTATTCATTTATAATTAATGCATATATTTTATTTTTGATTTTTAAACGCTCTCAATCTTTTCCTTTGGTTCTTCTTTGGGTTCTTCTGTCGGCCACTGATAAGTAAAATATTGTTTTCCCATTTCTTCGTGGTATATTTTAATAGGTTCTCCAATTTTTTCATTTGTTTCTTTTAGAGTTTTAACAGCCTTGTCCCAAGTTGCTCCCAAATCGAGCAGATTACTAATTAGTTCCATTTCGCATCCCTTTAATGAATCGATAAATGTTTCGTGTTCTTCCGCATATTTATCCATATTTATATTATAATACAATAAAAAAAAATCATTAATAAATAAAATAAAAAAAGCGGTCGAGGATAAATATTCAATTTTAAAGCTGTTTGAGAAATTATGAAACTCCTTTTTTTTTTAGATTTTATCCTCGACCGCTTTTATTTCTTCTTTTTTTCTTCTTCAATTAATTCAGCAATAATGTTTTTAGGTGCGGGCATATTCCTTTGTATTTTATAAATTACTCCGCTATTATCATCTATATCCGCATAAGTTCCATCGGGATTGCATATCGCCGTTTGAATATCTGCGATATTTGTTTGTTTAGTTATTGTAAATTGTAAGTCGCTTGGGTTTCCAAAATAAAAATCCCCTTGCGCTCCGTATCTATCGACTATTCCACAGACGGGCAGACGCATCCCCGAATCTTTTGCGCCCAAATAGTTTGTATCTCCTAATATATTTGATCTAATTGTATAAAATGGATTAATCATCGATTTCGGCAGATTTCTTGCGGGTAATGTTTGGCTCGTGGTTCTCTGCGATAATGTTGGATAATATGGTAATTTTTGATCGGGTATAAAACTCGCCTTGCCGGGGATATTGGGTTGTTCGATCCATCTTTTAGTATTAATTATTGAAGGAGCGCCGATCATAGTTGTATATAATGGAGCGCCGTACAAATTAACTATGAAGGCCTTTGTGTCTGTTGTATCGACTTCGGCGTTTGTTGTTGGTCTGTATAAATCAAATCTATTGTCTTGATTCACTCGATTTGATAAAGTATTTTTTGAGCTTACTGGCGCGTTAAATTGTTCCCAAGCAAATCCCAATCTCCCCCATAAAGATACATTATCCCATTCCTCAAAATTATATCCCATATCATCAAAATAGATTCCACCCCAAGCATCAAAAATATTATAAGGATCAATATTTTCATTTGATAAAGATACTATTCGTCGATTAATTTCTGCGCCTAATGATAATGCATATTTGTCGAGGGGTAATGTCGAGGTTGTTGGCGGGTTTCTTGTTTCGGGAGGCCCCGCCGTGGCGTCTAATGGGTCGGCAAATTGTATTGCTTGCTCTACGGCGTACGGCTTCCAAGTTGGAGCAAATCCATCGTAATCAATATGAGGATTGATTTTATATACTACTGCGCCAGCATCAGCATTTATGGGGACGGGTATAATCCCCCCATCATCTCCCGCATTATATCTATTCCCAATATTCTCTGCAATATGTAATTGACTAAACTCAAATCTTTTTGTTTCTTCATTATATTCTAATAATGGATTATTAGCTCCTAAATATGCTTGCGTATATTTATCGATAGTCGGTATAGCATTATCGTTGCTCGAAAGGACGGCGAGTTGTGTATGTGATGTGCCTACTTCTAATCCTTCATATGAGTTGGGGATATGGCTTGAATATGGTACTATCATACAAGTTGAGAATGCCGTACAAGATTTATCAAATCCAATATATCGTCCGCTCGTAAAAATATCCAAAGCATTATCCTTTTCGTGTAATTCTTGACCGCCCCAAATAATATCATCTACAACAAGATTTTTGCCCGTATAAAAGTTTTCGGGCGTTCCGTTAAAATGTCTCATAACTAATGAAATATAAATCTTTTTATTTGATGGATCATAATAAGGTTGTGCGAATCCTCCAACATATTTATCAATATCCCAATAATTTCGGCTCAAAGTATCAGCATTAGGGACTTTAAGATCTCTTTGACTATCATCATAATAAAAAAATAAAGGAGCAGATGCGGGATTTTTGGCGGGTTGAGTCGCATCCATTCCATCATTCCCGAAAGTTGTTTGAATATGTGGGATGCCCGCGGGATAGTTGGCGTGGCCATATCGAGACATATGAAGAAATCTCGAATTATTAAATGTTGGGAGTATCTTTTCGAATGTCCCATCTAAATCTTTAAACTCGTCCAATTTATCTAAATTATCCCATAGTTCGCTATATAAAGCAGTCGCATCGAAGAAACTTAATAATAAATCAATATTAGCTTGCGTCATTTCAATTGAGGTTTTAATATTATTTTTATTTATTGCGGGGAGAGTTAATTTATTTAAACTATATCTCAAACTCCCATACGGGAGCAATCGCCCCGCCTCATATATTTCGGGTCTTTTAATGCCGACAGCCCAGTATTGAGAAAAATATGAATAAGAATCATTCGTCAAAGTTGTTGGAGCTTTTACATATTCATCAAAGTTTTTTTTTGAATAATGAAAATAATTCGCTACATTAAAAGGTTTATATGTTTCTGCTTTCAATATTGTTGTAAGTGTAATTTTGCGGTCGGGTTGGGTGCTGTCGTTGATTTCAAAAGGTTCGGGGGCTTTTGTATCGTTCATTTGTAATTTAATTTGCGATGCAACAGATTCGGGAGTATTAAATCCATCATCAACTTTAACCGAATGCAATTCTCTATATCTCAAATAATTTTGCGTCATTAGATTTCGATGATCATTATCTAATAAATCTATTTTAGCCCCCGTAATATCATATTGTTTTGCGCCCCCTATATTATTGACTTGCTGACCCGCAAAATCATAATCTCTCAAAAATAATGTAAAGCGTGAATTATCTACTCTCTGCTTATATTGTATTTCTGCTTGTACATCTCCATTAGAAAAACGCCAATCGGCTTGGGCATAGCAATTTGGGTCTATTGTAAAATATGGAAATCCTTGCTCAATATCATCCGCCAAATCGAATGCGTCGCTGTTTATTGTATAGCCATTTACCCCGCTTACAAAACGGCGAGGCAATTGTATATATGATGGATGATTACAACTATTTATATAATATCCAATTGAATATTTGCATTCATTATCCTTAATTTCAAGATTTTCAGTTTCTAATTCTTCAACTTTTAATTCTAAATTATAATCCATTTTATAAGGTTTTAATAATGAATTAGTTTGAGGTTGCGATCCCGTGATTTTAGTATATTTTATTTTTTTTTCTTTTAAGGGTTGTACCCTTCGCCCGTTAAATGAAATAGATTCTTGATTGCCCGCACCCAATCCATTTATAAAAGCACGCTCCACGCTTACAACATCCCCGACATCCAATTTTATAGCTTGTCCCAATTTATTAGTAAAGTCGGCAACATTATTGTTATTTTGACTTTTTGCCTCTTCGCTTGATGCCCGAATACATTCGATTAATTGATTATTAACATAAGACATTTTATATTAATATATAATAAAAAAATATGATAAAAATAAAAGTAAAAAAAAAGATTAATTAAAAAGTAAATCCGCCCGCTGTTAAAATTGATACTTTATCCTCCATAGTTCTAAACTTCTCCAAATTGTCCTTCTTCTTATAATAATAATATAATGCTTTTGTTTTTCTAAACTCTTTATTTGCTTCATAATTTTCTTTCTTTTTATCTTTATTATTTTCATAATGATTTTTTGCTCTTTCTCGATTCTTCTTTATAAACTCCTCATCATTCTTTTTTTTCTCTTGATAATATATCTTCTCGCGTTCTCTCTGTTTCTTATATTGATTAACTATTTTTTGGATTTGATCTTCATTAAAAGGCATCTTCTTTTATTATATATTAGATTTTTATTTTTAAATATATACGCGAATAAAAAAAATCTTTTATTTTATCGCAAATAGTTTTCTTTCTTTTTGATTCATATTCGATAATCATATCTCTTAATATATTCAATTGTTTTTGTTCTTCTTTTAGATAATTAATAATCTCATCAATCGCATCTTTTTCTTTACCCATTTTATAATAATATATAATATATTTTTTTTATTCAATAAAAATTAAATCTTTTGGAAGATTCATTTTATAACAAAAATAAAATGATGCAAATGGCGGGCTATAATTTCTATTATCATTATCAAGATGTTTAAACTTAATTCTTTTATATGGGACTAATATTTGAATATCCTTAAAATCTTCTTGAAAATATTTATAACTCAACATCATACTTGGAGCAATCAATATAAAGGGTTTATCTATTTCTTTTAATCTTGCTAATATTTCTTTTTTTTTACTAAATGGAGGATTATCGATGACTAAATCATATTCGGGAGTATATGTAAAAAAATCTTTATCTTGATGAATAATATCAAAGCCCATATCTTTAAAATAGTCTTTTTGCTTACCATCACAATAAAAAGGACTCCATATCTTTTGATCTTTTGGAATATAATCTTTTATACGCTCCCAATCTTCTTTATTAGTATTATAATTGTCGCTGTCCTTATCTTTTGTAAAACTCATTTATAATATATAATATATTTTATTTTTATTTTAAACGAATTATATTTCTACCGAAATTGAATCTCCCTTAACTACGATGCGCTTTTGGAAGAAGACCCAGCACATTAGGAGCTTATTGATTGTTGGCTGACCCCCCGCGCCCGCTTCATTATAAGCTAATTGGATTTGATTTGTTCTATTTCTTAAATCTGCTACTCCACCCGCACCGCTCGAATATGCACGACCAAAACAGAAATTACGATTATAATCCATAAAGGAGCGCGGTACAATCCCCGCTTGATTGAGAGCCTTATCAAGCTCGCAAAGATGCTGGGCTGAAATAGATAATCCCTTATTTGCCTTGGCCACAGACACGGGACGAGATGGGACGAGTTCATCATCGATTAGCATTTGATAAGTTGTTAATCCATCGATACATCCAACTTGCCCCGAGCGAATTGATCTTAACCTAACATCAAAATTATCTTGCGTTGTTTTCTGTTCTTCAATATAAGTTTTAATACCACCTACAAGTTCGGCGGAATTATAGACAGAGGCATCAGTCGGCAAAACTATAACGGATTTTGCCCGAGTATTAGAAAGGGGGAGATTGATCGTCGCTTGTCGGTTCTCCTTCTGTAATGAGTGCTTGTAATTTGTCGCAGTAATAAAATCAAGCTGTATTTCGCCTTGATTTTTAAGTCCGCTCATCATCGCAGAGTAAGAGGACGCGGAAAGCTGTAAGGAAGAAACAACCAGCTCAACATTAGACATAGTATAAGAAACTGGATATGATGTTCTTCGGGCGATTCT